AGGCGTTACTTTTACCATCAATCGAGGTCACGGTCAAGTCCACGAAGACACTCTCGCCAGCTTCGTCATGTTCATAAGGATCAGGGGCTTCCACACCCTTAATGCACCTGGCAATAGCTACCCCAGCCACCCCATCCCCATCCTTGGCTACCCCAACCAGGCCACGCTCGGAATGCCAATCAAACCATTCCCTAAAATTGGGCCACATGGATTCAGGAACGCCGGAAGCCTCGATAAACTCCACGGCCGTCACAGTGTCTTCTGCACCTCTATGGTGTCCGGGTTGGCAGCAGCCGTGATCTGGCGGATGGCAAGCTTGTTGGCGGCACTGGTGATCTTGATATTCAACAAACGCCATTTCTGGTACGCCCGAAGATCGCTGGCAATCCTTTTCTTTACGGATGATGGCAACTGCGCTGGAAGCGCAAATGGCAGGGTAAGGACGGCGCTGGATATATTTAGGTTGGGCTGAACGTCGATGTCGCCCACATCGCTATCCCGTTGGATGGAGATGGTCGTATCGGTAGAGAATGAATCGTCAAAAACAACCTCAAAGTGGCTTCCATGCTTTTCTGCAAATGGGTCGCCAAAGTTAAAGTCCTTAGTGCGTACATAGGACTCATAATCCACTCCGGCATCCTGATAGTCTGCGGTCGTAACCTGGGCCGGTGTCTTATATCCGCTGTACTTCTGGATCTGGCCGGTTGTCGATTTCATCATCAACCTAAGCCCTTCATCCTGAAAATTGCTTAACGCAAACTGCATCACATTCGGGGTCCATGTACCCTCGAATGCCCCAAGCACAGTGTTGTACACTATGATGGTATCGTTAAAGTCGTTGGAGCCAGTGGGGACGGCGAGAAAATAACGGTTGTCGTAGAAATGCGCCGTGCTGATCCCGATCTCAGCCACGTTGATTTCCTGAATTACATCCTTGACGACCTCGGAGATGGGTAGTCCTACCGAGGTAAAATCGTCCGCCGCAGATCGCACCAGTGACCGGATACCGTCATCGGACAAGAAGAAGATGTCAGAGTTGACCTGCACGGCGGAACCCTCGGCCACGCAGCCGGTGTTGTTGGAGATAAGCTGGATTACCCAATCCGCCGCGCTGGTCATGTCGGGTGGGATCGTTACTTGGAATATGCGCCGTTTCTTGAAGACGATGATGCGGTTCTCGTAGTACGGCACAATGGCCGTGATCTCGTCGCCGTCGTCGGCGTTGATAATGGCGCTGTTGGCCGAATCCCATATAGAGGCATCCAGAATGTCGGAGGCGTAAAGCGTGTTGCGGTTACCGGCTGATCCCACGCCAAATAGGCGGTTTCCTGTATTGATTAAGAGCCTTAGATTTAGAGGAGGAGGGCTGACAGTGGCGGTTGCAGTCGCCCCAGATCCGTTGCCAATAATGGTCACGGTCGGAGCGCCAGAGTACCCAGATCCACCGTCCACCACGGTTACTCCCGTTACGGCTCCACCGGCAACCTGCGTAATCAGGGTCGGAAGCGTTCCACCCCAATCCGGCCCGGTCACAATGGCGGTTGCGCTGGTATAGCCAGTTCCGCCAGTCGAGATGGTGATCGCCCGAACCTTTCCGCCCTGACGGGTGGCAATGTCGCCATCATAGTAATAAAGCGGACCATCCGCATCGGCCAGATACATCTTGTCGTTGAACTGCGCCATGCTGACCTTGACATCGTAATTGGTAGAAAACCCATCTGCCCATTGCTGGTTTTCGCTACCCCAAGTTCTTGTAATATCGTTCCAGATTTCGTCAGCAGGATGCAGTGTCGCACTTCCATTTGAGTTGATGCTATAAAGCCTACCTTGCGTTACGGTTACAAGATCTTCATTTTGCGCCGTATCATAGTACCGCATCCCGCCAATCGAGCCTTCTTGGCTGGTGGCCGTGGTGTTGAAGTTGGTCACTCCACGCCGAGTCTCAAGACTTCCCTTTGGCGACAGGGTCATATTGACCAACTGCTGAACCTGGTTCTCGGCCAAAAGGTCGGATTGCAGACCGCTGGCCTGACCACCCGCAAAACTGCGGATGCCATCAAACGCCAGAAGGTCGTCTAAATTGTCGCTATAATAAGGAATAACAACCTCCTTTTAGGAAGCGGTGATTTCCTCGGTGGTGAGGTCGCCCAAGCTGGACGGCGTGATCTGCTTGATCCCGCCAACCTGACTCAGTTCGTAGTTGGCCATCGCCGCAAGGTCGGCATTGGCGGTCTGCACAACCGACTGCGCCTTGGCATACTGCCGCTCACGCTCTAGCGCATCCGCATGGGTCAGAGAAAGAACGACCTGATGAACGTGCGGAAGGCGAAGCTCGTCATCCAACGCCTGCGTGGTCGGCGGAAAGTCAACAATGATATTGGTGCGTGTGAGACATTTGAGTTTCTCCACAACGCGCAGGCTTATCGTCCCAGCAGTCTCCAGTCGCGGATACAAATCAAGCTGTGCAACTCCGCTCGTATTGCGGCCAGTAAAGTGATACAGCACCGGAGTACCCGTGCGGGTGTCTTCAAGCAGATCAGCGTCTTGGCTGATGATGGTGGCAAGGTCGATGGGTTCAACTTCGGATTGGTCATATGATACGGAGAGCGGTGTCTCCACGTTGGTTCCAAGTGTGATGGTGCGGCTGGTTCCTACCGAGTAGGTGGAACTGGTGACAGTCTCGCGCCAGGGAGCAAAGTTCCAGACCCGGCGATAAGCCAAGCTTGCGGCTTTCTGGAGGAAAACCAGAGTATCGGAGTCGGTCTTTCCGACCTTCTCACCGGCGTATTGGGCTATTTCAGACAGTGTCATTTACTGGCTCCTCGGGTTGCGGAATCGGTTCGGTGTTAAAACGCTCATATACCTCGCCATACACCTCCTCAGTATACGCGCCTGTAACCCTTTCGCCAGCTGGTACGCTGGCCGGGTGGTAGGGTTTGACCCCGATCTGGGCAAGCTGCTCCTTGCTCCAACACCAGAAGATGCTGGCCGGATGGTTGACATCGTCGATGCGGATGCCTTGGGGTTGGCGGATGATGTTATTGGTTGATGTGATCCACATATAGTCTCCTATCTTGCTCTGGCGTATTTGAAGGGCGATTCTGCGAAGGCAACGAAAATGTAGGTTCCACCATTTTCATTTATCCAAGCACTACTTCCCTCCCTTAATTTAAGTCCATTAGACAAAATATCTAAATCGCCCGGATAAGTTCCGCCATTTTCTGCGGTAGATGAATTTGCCTCAAGTTCGCTATTTGAAACATTGGAAATATCTCTACCAGTGTCGTGAATACACCATGGTCTTAAATTTGTATCTGTTCTCTTAATCATCACCCATCGCGGCCTAAACCCGCACCATACAAACGGCCCGTCGGCCGACCCGTTACCTGTGTAGCTTCCGAACTTGCTGTAGCCCTCGATTTCGGAGAAGCAGTAGGCGATGTAGGTTGTCAGGGAGGCATCTGGCACAAAGTTTGAGCCAAGAGTAATAACAGATGATGTTGGAGCAGTATTGTTCCAGCGATTTGAGTTTGTTGCCTCGGCATCTGTTGTGTTTAGGAAAAGATATTTAGTCGCACCAAGTGACGAGTGATAAAAGTTCCAGTTTCCAGAAGACGACCTAGCTTTTACAAAAAACATTTTTGGCGCAACGCCAAGCCCATGACCAACCGTTTGCGGGGAAGATGAATTTGGCGCAGTAAATGAAACGATACTAAACCCAGCCTGCGGATTTGCCCTGACGGTGCTGGTGATAGAGCCGGAGTTGTTGGTGGAGGTTGTTGAGCCTGCGTCCCAAGACCAAGCGACATATTGCGTTCCGTTTGTGTTGACTAGGCTGCTTGTGCCAATAGTGAATCCGGCAGATCCAAATGCTGTAAGACCTGTTGAGCTTGTAATCTCAGATCCGGTTGTATTGCTTGAAAGCTGCGCCTGCGCTCCGCGCACAATGTCGTAAAGCGCGTGATCTGTCGTCGTCCCGCGATTCTTAATCCATACCAAATCTGGGCTGAAGCCAAGGCTGGAGATGGCATTGGATGCGCCGGTGCCGGTGTAGGCTAAGGCATCCATATACTTGCTTGGCTTCTGGATTGTCGGCTGGGTTAGGTTCTGGGTACAAAGAGCCTTGAAGCCGGTAGGGGCTGTGTAGGCGAATGGGCGTTGGCCGAAGTTGACTGTATTTGTTACTGTGCCAATTTCGGCATAAATAGATACTGCTGGAAAATAAGTGCCAGAAGGAATAGATGAATAAGCAATTCCTTGGCTCGTATTGTTTTTATAGAATGTTAAAGTTCCAGCGTCTGCGTCAAAGGCAACACCGATAATATCTCCACTAGTATAAGAGGCTCCGTATGTTCCAGCTGTACCATTGTTGTATTTTTTTCCATCTATGGCGTTGTATCCGTAGCCAGTAGATGTATTTCCAAGATAAGTTGCTAGTGATACACCTTGAGTTTGAATACCAACCATTGCACTATTATTATAGCTGGTTGAGTATTCCCAATACCATTTGCCTGAGCTTACCCCAATCGTGCATCGCATAGTATTCCATGCGACAGTTGAGCTAGATGCTATTAAATTGCCATTAGAGCAAGTTAAAACAGAAGTATCAAGCGGATTCAGCGTACAATAATTCCCCCTCACCTCCCCGCCCAATCTCGTATCCGTTCCATAATTAGTAGGGCTATCCACAAGGCTGTCGTTGTCTGCGCTGGTAACTGGTGAAACTACAAAATTATTCGGAGTCCAGTTGTTTCCATTTGGGCTTGAGTCTTTGCCAAGCGTGGTTGCGGTGGTTCCGCTGTTGTCGGCAAACTTAAGATAAAACCCATTCGTTCCATACGTTCCGCTGTATGCCTTGGCCTTCCAGCGGCCTGTGATGGCATCGGTTTCGCCGAAGGAAGATGGGGTTAGGGCTTGGCCGTCGATGAAATTGATTTCGGTTAGGTAGCCGTTAAAATAATATTGATTTGCCGCAGAATCTCTTCCAACAAAATGTTCAATGTTATTGTTTAATGCTCCGTCGGTATTTGATGTAACTGTATTTGTAGTCGAAAAACTTGTAATCTGCGATCCATTTACATACAGCTTGATTCTGTTTAATGCCGTTGCGTTTCCAGAATCAAACGCAACTACAATGTGATACCATGAAGATATATCTCTAAATAATTGTGTCGTCGCCCTCCAGTCTGCTCCTCCGTAGCCAATAATAAAATTTTCTGTCACGCCAAATCCAAAATATAGTCTAGTTGTTTCTGTGCTTGCAAGTGTTCCCGCCGCCTCAATTAGCTGGATTGTGCCACTTAACGCACTTCTCTTAACCCACCCACTCCAAGTCCAAGTCTTCCTATTCCCAGCACTTGCAGGAGTCCGATTTAGGTACGCCGAATCCGCCGAATTAAACCGCAAACTCCGCTCGATGCGGTAGGTGTCGGAGTCGCCCCTAGCCCCAAAGAAGCCGGTCGGATGGACGGGCCAAGGCATAGTGGTTAGGAGAAGTCTTGGCTGGTTACGCCGTAAAGTACGGTGCCGTTGGAAACGAAGGCGAGAACGTCAACGTCAGCGGAGCCGGTTGACAGGACAGGGGCGGAGCCTCCGGGGAACTTGTAGGCCGTGCTGAAGGAGAGAGTGTTGTTACCAGCCGTGCCTTGGGTGACGACCAACATATATGTTGCGCCGTCAACCGGGTTGGTAGGCGTGCTTAAAGTCGAGTTTGTGGTTACGGTTAGCTTGGCAACCTGATTGGTCGCAAGATCCCACGCAATCGTGCTTCCGGTGCTGATCGTAAGGCTAGTGGCGTTAAAATTATGGGCGGCAGTATATTCCTGCGCCGTGTTGACCACGGCTACTCGTGTGCTTACCGTGGCCGTCCCCGTGCTGATCGTAATATCCCCGGCAAGCGTGGTCGTGAAATTTCCAATCGTGCCAACAGTGCTGTTGATTGCGCCGGAGAACGTGCCGGTGGAGCTATTCAGCAGACCGCTAAAAGTTCCACCAGTGATCGTGGCCGTGCTGGCCGTAAGCGTCTGGATCGTTCCGTTGGTAATGTTGGCAGCGGTGGAAGTCGTTGTCCCAGCGGTTAGTGTCGGGATGGTTCCGATAGTGATGCTTGCAGTGCTGGAAGTAAGGCTTGGAATGGTGCCGGTCGTGATCGACGCATTTGTGGAAACCAGCCGAGTCCCGGTCGAGGTTCCGTAAGAAATGTTATTGATGTTTGCGTTGGTGTAGGTGCTGATCGTCAACGCATCCTCAAACAACTCGTTGACCGTAACGGCGCGAGGCGCGTCACCAGCGGTCAAATCCGCATCGGCAATCAATAGCTCGTCGCCGGATCCAACCGAAGTAAGATTGGTCTGGTCGGTGATTAATGCTTGGTAGATGTCCGTGCCGTCAATAAGATTGTGCAGACCGGCGGCAGTCACCGTTCCGTTGGTGGCAAAGGTCTGGGAGCGATTGAATTTAATAGCCATATTAAGCCGTTGTCCTTAGTGCAAGCGCGGAAATTGTTCCAGATGTTATGGTTGAAATCGTTGTGGTTGGATTGAAGATCGTGTACCTGCAAACATCGCTTGCCGCAAAAGAAAATGAAGAAGCAGGATAAGATCCTGTAAATGCAATATTGGTTTGACCAATAACAATATCACCAGCAACCAATCCAGACATTGCAAACGTCCCGGTTGATGCAGATGATGCGGATGTCATGGTACCAAGAGTAACAGCCCCCAGCGTGGCGGTTCCGTAGCTCGCCTGCGTGATGCTTGGTCCGGTTGCGCCAATCCTATATGTACCAGACGTAATCCTGTTTGAAATTGTCGAATTTGTTACGGTTTCGGATGTGGCCACAATCGTTCCAAGCGTTGCCGTTCCGGTCGAAGCCGTGATGCTGGAACCAAACGTGATTGCGCCAAGCTGAAGCGGAATAGTAGCCGTGGAAATTGTGGCCGTGCTTGCGGACAGCGTTCCAATGGTCGCCGTACCTGTGGATGCCGTGACACTGGAACCAAACGTGACCGCGCCAAGCTGGAGGGGGATTGTGGCCGTGCTGATCGTGGCCGTGCTGATCGTGGCAGTAGAAATGGTAGCAGTGCTGGCAGAGAGGGTCCCGATGGTGGCGGTTCCATTGGATGCGGTTAGGCTGGTTCCGAAAGTGACCGCGCCGGACAGAAGGCTGGTTCTATCCACCGCCAAAGAGCCGGTGCTTTGCACGCCGGTGGTGGAAAGGCTGAGAGCCGATGAGGTATTGTCGCCATCTGTGATGACCTGAAGATTTCCATCCAAGCCTCCAAGCCCAAAAGTCTTTAGAAGCTGTGGATAGCTGGTCGAAATGTTCTGTGTACCTAAAGTGGGCATTTATCCTCCGTGGGTGAGCCGGGAGCGGATCGCATCCCAAACCACACTGACTATAGCACCTATGGAGCCTGCCACAAGTAGCATCTTGGTCTTCAAATGCTCAAGGGATGTCACCCTGTTGGACAAGTCGCCAAAGCTGGATAGGGATCGCTCAACCATCCCGATCAGGGTAACTTGACGCTCTTCCATCCGGGCCAGCCGCTCGGACATGGTGCCGAACTTTTCCCGAAGATCATGGATCTCATCAAGACTCACGACCTTTGCCCTCCAGATACTTTAGCGCAACGGCCAGATGCACGACTGCGTCCACAATCTCGTCACGATCCCGACCCTCCTCCACAATGCGTTTGATCGAGCGGTTGACGCTCAAAAGGTGCTTCACTTTCCCAATGTACTTCGTTTCCCTCGCAACCGTGTTGTTCTCCCCGGCAAACCTCAACGCCTCCTTGAAACAGGCGTACTCCTTTCGCGTCATCAAGAAACGCAAACTCAAATTGGTAAGCCAGATGGCGAGGCTTTTGATCATTCAACGTGGTATTGGTTGGCGTAACTTTCGGCTGCCTTGCCCATCACGAACTGTACATACTCGGCATCGGTATTTATCTTGTCGCCAGAGTCATCGGACAATGCTGCATTGTATGCTTCCCTAGCTTTGGTAATGCCATCAAGATGGCTTTGCTCTGTAATTTCAATCGAAAAGATCATTCCGCTTTTTCCTTCGCAGTTAATTGTTCCTCAATCGCCTGTGCAATCGGCAACGCCAAGACGGATGCGTTTAGGCCTCCAGCCTTGACCGCAAGGTCGAGGAGTTGCATGGCGTTTTTGGCTTGTTCTTCGGTGAGGGTTATTTGTTTCATAAATTACCAAGTAGCGATTGCCACTCGCTTCCAAGTATTTGCGGCGGTGCAGATATAGATATAATCTGCATCAT